TTAAAAAGACAATTATCGAACCAGAAGAAAAGAAATTGGCTTTCATCGAAGAAAACCGTAAAAAAGCAGCTCGCCGTCGTGTAAGCCGCTAATAGTTAGGACCAGGGAAACCTGGTTTTTTACTGTAATTTTTACTCTTCATCTATGACTAAGAACGGAGCCAAATTTGAAAAGAAAAGAAAAAAATATAATATCATTACCTTCTCTTTGCTAGCTTTCTTCTTTTAAATGTTTTTTTATCAAAACATTTAAAAGAACCTGTAAAGCCCGTAGCAAAAACGCATCACATCTCTCACACCCTTTCATCAAAAAGTAGTTCATCTCATAAAAAAGAGAAGACCAAATCTTCAACTACTACTTCAAAAGAAGATGAAAAAAAGATGCTAAAGACGAAAATAAAGATCAAGCATCTCCTTCAGTTCAAGCACCAAATCAAAAACAAAACAACCAAACATCCAACCAAGATGGAAATCAAGAAAAGTCCAAGCCTGCTGAAGGTGGACGAGGTTGGGGCGGACCAGAAGATGGCTCCTATGCCACAAACGGGGAAGGCGGTGGAGGTCACGATGCAGCCTTCGCCGCAGGTGCTGGTGGAGGAAGCAATCACTCAAGCTCAACTGATCAGAGCAATGAGTGGATTAACGACGTTGATAACAATCCTTACGAGTACCCACAAGCTTCATCAAGCACAGACACAACTGCCAATTCCAATTAATGAGATAACAGAATACTTATCATCACCAGTATTCTATTTTCAACCCTAGTTAGGACTAATCCTGACTAGGGTTTTTGCTTATCAAAAAAACACCTATAATTCAATAGGTGTCAAATACATTTGGCTTAAATTTGGGGCAGAATAGCTTAAACCCGCATGGTTAAAGGCTTAAAAATGTCCCCTGCCAACGAAAAGATGTAAAATATAAAAATAAATGGAAGCTATAAAGACTTGGTTTTGCTAGGTTTTTATAGTTTTTATTTTTATTTATTTTCGTAGTTTTTTGAAAAAGGTGGACAGAAAGGTGGACAAAAAAAGAACTGCCGAAACAGTCCTTGACCAAATACGAAAAACCACTAGAAAGGGGCTAATATGCAAGTATTCAGTGAAGAATATCAACCCTTTTGTAGTATTATACCACAATCCGAATTTATAACAAATTAAAAAACCGCCCATAAAAGGGGCGGCGTCTACCTATGAAGGCTATTCTCAAAACCAATAATATTATACCACAAAAAAAGCCCCAGCAAAACGCTGAGGCTCGACCACTACTGCCATGATATCCCTATTGCAGCCTTAGGGGAGGTGATATACTCCTTTTCGTTTATTTAATTTCGTGGTCTGATTATTTACCAGTTTGACCTTGTGTGGCTTGCGCTCGGTCTTCGATAGCCTTAACTACTGACGCACTAGCTTCATTAATTGCTTTAGAGACTGCCGCAGTGTCGTTTGATTGGCTATTCAAAAAACGGTCAAAATCATCGTCTGGCAAGGTCAAGTGTTTAGCACCCGCTGAGCGCAAGGCATCCACTGTTCCCATTGATCCGATACCAAACACACGTCCATTAACTACACCAACATATCCTTGACTTCCGCTTTCGCTTCGAACTACATAATCCATATTTTCTTCTTCCTCTTTCTTATTTACTGAATTGTCACCATCATTGATGATAACTACGTTCTTATCCAATCCGCCAGCTAGTCCAGTGCTTGTGAATTGCCACCAGCGTGTATGTTCCATGTTTGGATATACACCCCAGTAAGGCTCGGGGCGTACCTCATAATCTGGGTAAGCTGCAATCCATAAGCTGTTAGGATAGCGTGCAGTGATTTGATCTACATACACATTAGCTAGTGTGTACGGTTTGTAACTGTAATAAATAGGCTCAAAACCATTTGATTTACAAACGTCCATGAATGCCAATACTGCATTAGTGTTAGCTTGCTTGTCTCCACTAGCGCCGTCCTCATAGTCACATACAAGGTAACGTGGGTGAGATGGCAGATTGCTGATAAAGTAATTTGCTTCCGCTTGTGCAGTGCCTACATCGCCACCAAAACGGGCGAAGTGATAGTAGCCAATACAGTTACTTGTGCTAGTTTGTTGACTAGCGACTGGACTAACCCAGCCCACGCCCTCGGTGACCTTAATAACTGTGTTATTAGTGCCACTAGCTTGGCAGATAGCTGTTAAATCGCCTGACTGATATGCTGACACGTCGATAAAATAATTATCTTGTGCCATGCCATCAAACGGCAATTCAAACCACCCAACCATTTGTTGCGTTGGTGCATTCCAGTCGATATAGCTGAAATTACCAGCGCTATCAAGGTTTCTTGTAACCTTGCGCGTCCATCCGCCATTATATAGACAGTCAGCGTTACCATCGATATTCTGCTCGACTGTGGTAACTGTACCGTCTGGGTTTTCTGCGACCACAAAACCAATATGTCCGAATTGATGGTATGGCAAGCAGTTAGTTACCCACACACTGCCCACTGGTGGATTGTTGGCACCGTTGAAATAAGTAACTTTCAGTCCTAGACTTTCAGCACGGCTTAAGCCATCAATGGCATTCAAGTAGCTGAAATCAAGGTTAAACAAGCCAGCGTATTGTAAAACGTAGTCAATCAAACTTATACACTGCCCGCCATAAGGATTTGTGGGCACGGTTACACGTTGATTGACTAGGCTCTCAAGCGTGTTTAATAACTGTGTTTTTGATGTCATAGGTCTCCTTTCTCAAATTATTTTTGAATAGATTGTTTAATCTCCGAGATAGTTCTCTCCAACTCTTCAACCTTCTGTTTTAAAGCGTCAATTTCACTTGTAGGTAATTGCGATTTTGTTACAAGCGGGTCTTGCGCAAATTTGTTTTGTTCTAAAACCTGTAGAAAAAAGTTATTGTACGTTGGGAATAATCCATATGCTTGGCTGACAGACAATGATGAAGATTGCTTGTCTTTAATCTCCTTAATGTCCGCCCCCACCGCTTGAGCAAATTCTGTGAACTTACTCATAGCGCTCACGCTTTCGCTGCATTATACACGCTCACAAGGTCTTCTTGCTCAATAGTGTCGATACGAGTACCCAACTCAGTCATTTTAGAGATAATACCGCTGTCGGTGTTGCCACCCGCTGCAGTGATTTTATCAGCGATTTCCTTGAGCGTATCGAGTTCTTCCGGTGCATTACCAACAATGTCAGTCTTAACTTGTGTAATAGCTTGCGTCAAGCGTTCCTCACTGACACCAACGGTCTTGCTAGCAATGGATGCCTTGATTTCCTTGATATCAGCACCTACGGTTTGGGCGAAATCATGTAATTTACTCATTTATGTTTTCCTTTCAAATTTTAGCTAGGTTATAGACGTTTACGAGGTCTTCCGTGGCATCAGTACCACCACCGATTAACCCAGAATCTCGCAATTCATCCGCTAGTAGTTTTAGTTTAGGGTCTTTTTTCGATGGAATCGCACTATCAATGTTTAGTGAACTCTTGACTTTCACCTTGAAATTGTTAGACGGGAAGATGTGTCCATCCAGTTTAATCTCTAGGTAGTATGTGCCAGTCGCTACAACATTACCCATGACAAAGGTAAAATGTCCGTTTTCAACGGTTACATCTTGATAGAGTGCCACCGTTTCGTCGTTTGACAGTGTTAGCTTACCAGTGCCGGACAGTTCCATGCGTTTGCCATCGTACCCTAAAATTTCAAAACCAAAAACGGAAGTGATGTCCCCAGATTTAAGGACATCACCACCCTCGACTTGGTTGATAGAGGTCATGAGCTTAGCCATAGACTAGTCCTCATAAGGTTTAGTGTATGATAGCGCTCGTTCGCTATCGCTAAGCCCTTTCGTTGTTGGGTCTGGGAACATATTCAAGGCGTTGACCACTGTCAAGCCTACCAAGTATGGATTAGACAAGAATTTGCCGAACAATCCAAACAAAGCTCCCCAGCTTGTGATATCTTCAAATTTGATACCAAAGTAAGCCAAAACTGGCAACACCAATGCGAGTGCAAAGCGTGTTACGAATGTACGGTTTTTAAAACGAATAGACCAGTTAATTTTCATGTTAGTTCCTCACTTCTAAATTAATGTATTTTTTATAAAGGGCGTCAATGTACCCGTTGCCACCTAATTTTTTATAGCTGGAGTGCATTTTGTGGATCACATCCGAATTATGAACGGTGGTATATCCACGCTCTAATTCTTTATTAATATCACGCTCAAGGCGTAGATACATGGTAACAAGGTGTGCTTCATCATGCACGGCTAGTTTGTCATTTAATTCGTTGATTTTTTCGTTGTTTGATTCACCGATTTGTTGAACAACTTCAACCGAATCGTGGATATTGTCTAACTCGTTTTTTAAATCTCCGAATTGCGACTTGCTTAAATTAGCGGACTTGCTAGCTTTCATACCAAACCAGCCCGTTGCTATGACTCCGATAGTAGGGGCAAGGTGGTCAATCAAATCAGAAATATTCATCTTTTATTTTTACCCCCATTTTTTTACGCATCAAGCCTCTGTCGTATCAGCCAAAATTTCATCCTCTACTTTATAACGCAACTCACGTAGAGCACGTTCGTCTGTACGCATTTCTTGACGATGTTTTGCGTATAATTCAGCATTAAGAAGATTTTCTTGGACAGTAGAGACCGCATTGGAATCTACGCTGATGAAAGTTTGCTTAACAAGGATTGTAGCTCCTTCTTCTTCGACATTAAATTCTGCATTGATTGTGCGTTGTTTTGTGATTTTAAGTGACATAATTATTTTTTCCTTTCTTAATTATCTTCAGTGAGATATGTGACTGTGCCAGTATAGATAGCATAATCTTGTGATTGGTTGGTTAAGTTAATACTGCCGTCTGGTGATAAATGCCAGACCGCTACTCCAGTATGGTTAGTACCAACGTTTTTATTTGCAACTAAATGCACTGGAATAGCTGGTCTGAAACCACTTGGGATAGTATTAGTCATTACCCCATTCTCGTACACACCTACGGCATAGTCTGAACGAATAAGACTGGCAGTTACTATCGAGCCTTTTCTTGCAAGAGACATCTTAACACCCCAACCAATATCAACCTCTTGTTTAACCATCGCTGGCTCTTGTTTCTCTGGTTTCGGCGTGTACTCAAACCATGAGCCGTTAGAATTGCTAGTGACAGTGCGTTTGAACATACGACCGGATACAGTCGTTAGTGTTTGGTGATACCCAGAAACGCTTTCCACAACTTCCAAAAAACCACCCTCGCCTTGTGCCGGATGGTTCTTATAGTTGCCTAGAATCGAATAGAAACCAGTGGTTCTATAATCGTTTAGGTTAGCTACCTTGTTATCAATCGCTGCACCGTTTGGTTCGGTCAACTTATGGTGCTGAATCTGTTTTCGGTCTGAGTAAATCAAACCGTTAACGTCCAACGCTCCCATCTCACGGTACTTCCCAATACCAACACCATCACGTTCGTAACTCATCACCACCTTGTCCGTTGAAACAGTGATAACAAATTCAGTGTATGAGAATTTATCTTCAACACGCCCCAACACTTCCCATGAGGTATCGGCTGGATACTTGCCATTAAGATTAACATCCGAACCATTTAATTCAGAAATATTCTGCCACTCATTCGTGCTATCTGTCGTGTAAGTATCCGTACCGACCTTTCTTGTTTTAAAGGTCAGCTTGGTTGTGTTTTTTTGCGTGCCATTGACAGATAACGCTGCCACTTTTAAGAAGCGTTTCAGTGTGATCGTGTCTAATTTTTCGCCCGTTCGTTTAGCTTCAAAACGTAGTGTTGGGTTAAAATATGCCAGCACTGTTATGGACTGTTCTCGCCAATCAGACCACACGCCCCGACTGTCTTGCACTTTAGCCCTAACGGTCATTTGCGTATCGGTCATTGTAGTCGGTACAGTTAGAATACCACCGTTCGTTTGTGCTGAAGTGTTCCCGCCAACGATTTCTGCGTAGTAACCAGTGACGGATGCCCCTGCTACACCCCTAGCACCGTCAAAAGCTACCTTGATACGAGATAGCGTACTAACAAAATGCGTAGGGCTTGGAATGAGGTTTTGTGTTACGGGGTTTGTATCGGACAGATTGAAACCCGTGAAACCGGGCTTAAATAGATTGGTTGGAACAGTGACTGTAATTCGCCGAACATCCTTACCGACTTCAACACCGTTATTGTAAGTCACGTAAGTAATCGTTCCCGTACCACTAGACGAGTTTGGGAACTGATTGGCGATTTCAATAGGTGGAATCCATGTAAAACTAGAGTCTACATTATCACCGGCTATTTTTTGGTCGTAGCTCCCAATAGTAACCCAGATAGAGTGTCGCATCCATGCTTCACGTTTAGTGATGTTGACGGTCACTGGTTTGGCGATTTCAGCCGTCACATCCGCACCATAGCTGGCACGAGAAATAGTGGTCAAGGTGAGACTTGCATTATTAATAGGTATCACCTTGTTATTACTCTTATTCTTAAATTCTCCACGGTAGTAAATTGTGCGTGTCCCATCTCCATCGTGAGCGACAGTGACCTCTTGGTCAATCAACATAGCTGTTTGATTAGGCGCAACAGTTAATGTGCCAGAATTTGACAAATGTTTCCCGCCGTCATAATCAATGTACGCTTCCCAGGGAACACCAGAAATTTTAGTATCTCCGTTTTCCCAATAGAGCTGTAAACGCACTTGAGATGTATTCCTATCAATGTTCGTGCTAGCTTCATACGCACGCAGAATCGCTTTCCCTCCAGCCATTAATAATTACCTCCTACCCATTTAATTACGTTGCGGTTCGGGTCAATTAAGTCTTGTTCTTCACGATAATACCCAATTTGAATAGCTTTCGAGAAGATACCGTTTTCGATGTGGATAACACCTTTATCAATGTACATGACTTCAGTACCCGAACTAAACATAGAGATACGCTTGTCTGAAACCATCACCGAGTTAGAACCGTCATTCTTACCAATGGTCAAGCCCTCGTTGGATGCTCGCATGTAATTGTCAAGGAAGTTCCAACGCTCCGAGGTTTCGCCTAAGTCATTTTGCAGTTTCACAATCCGCTGACTAGCTTCAACTAAGGCTTTTTCGGTCTTGTTCTTGTTCTCTTGATTAGTTGACAAAAAATCTTGGTAAGACTTCACCCACTGGTTGACCACGGACAAGCTAGCTTTAGCTTTCAATTCTGCTTGTACGATTGAGTTAAGCTCGTTCAGTTTGTTAATCTGATCTTGTGTCAACGCACTATCAGCCTTGCCGTCTAGCTGGCTTTCCAAATCTTTTGGTGACGCTTGCCATGCTCGGTCAGTGGTGCCCTCGTAGCAATCTAGCTCTGCGAAAAACAGCAACGACTCACTGCCGTTAGTTGTACCCTTGTTGTCGATACGGATGAAACCCTCGTCACATTCGCCAGAATTAAATGTCAAATGCCATTTAACAATCCCGCCGGTTGATGGCGAGCCATTATGCGATTTGAAATTGACTACTTTAGTGAATGTTTTGCTAGTTTCATCCGACTTACGACCAAGAAAATAGATATCTACGCCCTTGATGTTTCCGCTTGCAAACGTCTGGATATTGAGCGAATAGTCAGTGTTGCGTTTCACCGGGAAACGTAGCGTAGACGCTGGCACTAATGATGATGATGTTTTCAGCAAAAACAGTGGTCTAGCGCTATTGTAATAGAACGAGTGGCTTGAAACAGATAGATTTTCGTTTTTCTGCGGCACTTCCCAGAATCCCCAATTCTCAAGATTTTCTGGGAATGCTGAGTTAACGATTAGGTTTTCACCGCCAACCGAAACACTGCCAGTCATGTCGCTCCATGTATAGTCGGCGGGGTTTGTGCTATCGGCTCTATCAAAATTAGTACATACACCCAAATAGCGCTTGTTACCATTCTGGGTCAAACTGAAACCAGCCCGACCATCCGAGCTATCGGCATAGGCAAAATGGACGTAAGGCGTTCTTCCGTCCGCTCCAGCTTTACCGGGAATACCATCCCGTCCGTCGCTACCCTTCCATTTAGACCATCGGTAATCTTGTGGGTTTCGACTATCTGTGGCATTGAAATCTTGATACACACCAATGAATGGTTTATTAGTATCGGTTTGACTAAAACCACCACCAGAAACCGTGTCAGCGTAGGCTATATGGGTGTACTGTGTTTTACCATCAGTACCCTTAACGCCGGGTATACCTTGGTCGCCTTTAGGTCCTTGTAACCCTTGCGGACCACGTTCACCCGGTAAACCTCTAGGCCCTTGCTCTCCACGGTCTCCTTTAGCACCATCATTACCTTTAGGCCCTTGTTCGCCTTTGGCACCTTGCTCACCGATTTTAGAAACTGAGTATCCAGTTTCGTTTGTATTATCGGTGTATGTCCAAACTGTCTTGGTCCAGAGGAATTGCCCCGCTGGTACGTTCGGCACTTGACTAATCCAACCGCTTGTTGGTGCTACTGTTCCCGATGTACCTTGTGCATAAGTAATGGTTGTACTTCGAATACCGACACCATCCTTACCGGCGATACCATTATTTCCGTCGTTACCATCTCTTGCAACGTAGGTTTTTTGATATCCTGTTTCAGTGGTGTTGTCAGTATAGGTCCAGACTGTTTTTGTCCAAAACCATTGGCCCTTAACTAATGCTGGTGGGTTTTGATACCATGCCGTTGGTGGCACGGTTTCAGCCATAGATAGACCATATAGAACGCTAGTGTTTCTAATTCCGATACCATTCTTACCCGGTATCCCATCGTTCCCACGGTCTCCCTTTGGTCCTTGTTCGCCCATTTTGGCAACGGAGAAACCTTGCTCACTCGTACCGTCTGAATAGAACCATGTTGTCCTTGTCCAGAGATATTCACCGGGATTAACCGTCGGAATATCTTGCGACCATGTACCGTCTTCAAATACGATATTTTTAACCCAAGTCGAATTGTCAGCTTTATAGCCATTGACACGGATATTGTATTCTCCAGTCGGGCGGTTATGCGTGTATTTCGTACCGTTAGCCGTGTCGCTATCAGAAATCACTGCCCATGTACTAAAACTTGGATTGACAAGCCAAATCGTAGCATTATCGCTTTGTTGGTCGGGATTGTGCTGATTGGTAAATGTTCCATTGGTTTCAGCAGATAGGATGTAAGTCTTTCCTTGCTCCAAACGGACTTTTAGATCAGTGGTGACATTATTATCGATGCTTGACAGATTAGGCTTAATCTCGTTAGAGAAATTAGCCACCACAACCCCAGACGGCTTATTTACACCGTCCGTTGATTTCGCATAACGCAAGGTAGTATTCACCAGCCCCACGCCATCCTTACCGGGAAGGCCGTCGTTTCCGTTAGAACCATTCTGTGGGATATATGTTTTCTGATATCCAGTTTCGCTAGATAGGTCCGTATACATCCATTGCGTTTTAGTCCATAGGTATTTACCTTTAACTAAAATAGGTGGGTTTGCCGTCCAGCTAGTAGGCATGGTGGTTTCGTTGTCGCTCATGCCATAAGTGATAGTGGTAGATTTGAGACCTACACCATTTTTACCGGGTAAGCCGTCATTACCTCTATCACCTTTGTCCCCTTTAGGTCCGGGGTCACCTTTAGCGCCGTTCTTTCCGTCTGAGACATTTAAAAAAGTAACTTCTTCTGAAGCTACTTCTTTGTTGTCCACCCATGCCGAAACCGTCAAGGCGGTCGGTTGGGCAATCTCTGACGCTACCATGTCATAGGTCATACCGACATATTTAATTTCACCGTTGATCACGAAACGCCATGTCGCATTAACTGTCTTATCGCCTTGTTTCAAAACCGGTCTAACAGTAGAACGACCAACGCCATTCTTAAATGCTGTGCCGTTTGTTGTCGTAATTTCGACACGATAAGGCAAGGCTCTAGCTGCGATTTCATCAATGCGTTGTTGCAACTCAGACGATGGCTTATTAACAATTTTTCGGTAATTCGAAAACACCACCGAATTATTCAATGGCATATCGAAACTAACAACCATTTCAGTTACACGAGCTTCTAACGCTAGTCCATCTCTAAAATTGCTATTGATAATTTTAACGGTGTCCCCTAGGTTAACATCCTTATAGTTTTCCATAAAACTAGAATGGACATCAACGGTATAGGTCATCAATGGATAAGCGTATTGCTTAATGGTACGCAATGCGTAGCCTTTTAGTGAATTGACATCCTTGTACTCGGTTTGGAAGTCCTTACGTGTCCAGTTATCAGCGTTGTTCGGGTTCATTGTAGATGGGTAGCGTTCCCTAGATAGAGGAGCGAACACATAACTACTGCCTTTTCGTGAATAGAACTCTACTTGGCCTAACTCGTTCTTTTCCTCAAATTCAACGCTTTCAAGGTTAACACCATCCGCGCCAGTGAACACCCCAGCATTAAATAGCTGGGTTTTGTCACTTGTTACTTGAACGCCTTTGAGTTCATTCTGATAATGTAACACCACATCCCCACGAGCCTTACCAATACCGTGGTGGTTATCGTCTGGAATCTGGTAGATATCGATAGTAAAACGCTTGACCGTACCGTCTCGATTCAATTCGGTACGGAATGCAAACTCAGCTTCAAACTTAGACATGAGACTGTGCAATTGTGCCAGTTTCGTCTCTTGTGGCTCAAATTCAAGCGACCTTGTCTTATCTGATACCTCATTAACACCAATTTCAAGATTGGTAAACCCTAGAATTTCAAGGTGTTCTAAGTACCATGCAATATTTTGTGCCCCGTTACTTTTAAGAGCAACTGACTGCTCTTGTGCTAATTCAAGATTGGTGTTGTTGCACGTTACTTGAAAACTCATGTCGTTCTCAATAAGTTGCGACACATAGAAAACTTGATAAGAGTTATCGTAATAAAACGAAACAAACATATCGTCTTTGATATATTTGACATCATCGTGCAGTTTCCCATTGACGATCTTAGGAATTGTGAAATCGAATGTGCTGGTTGAGTATTCAAGATAAGGGTGCCATTGACTGTTGGAATATGGCAACATGCCGGGAACGTTGTTATTCAACGCACACACCTTGCGCATATTCTTATCATGAATCCAAATTTGCATTAAACAAAACGCTCCTTCCATGTCACTTCAATCGTTGGATCAGTACTTGTCCAACTAGATGTGTAGATATCGATTTCAGTTTCACCCGTGCCGATGCTGAATGGCTCGGACAAGTAAGTTAGCTCGTTAGACGCTGGCAAGTTATCGACTAGGGTCTTGCCTTTAGCCATGTCGATTTCAAGGATAGACCCCTTACGGAATCGGTTCGGGATGTCTTTTTCTTTGTTCACATAATCCTTCCGATAGACAAAACTATCCAGATACATGTGGGTTACAAGCGGTGCATCACCGATACCAAAGAAACCAACACTTATTTTTGCTGATTTTTTCCCTTTAATTTCAGGTATCTTAAATCTAGGGTATCCTCCTTGATAATAAAATTGTATTTCATCATCAAAGCGTTGCATATCTGACCAACCTTGTGGCTCATTAAATGGGTTTTGCGTCTGAATATGCGTGCCCCAGAATTGTTTTCTATCAAGTGTACGATAACTTCCGTTACCGTCACTAGCAAGGAAACGATACTCGCAACCTAGACCGTTGACATGTTTAAGGGTTTCCACGCCATAGAGGAATGTGCCGTTTGCGTCCGTTACAGAAATTTTGATGTACCCACACTCATTAGATGCACCGAGCCAGAAAATCTGTCTCCACCACATATATTCATAGAGTGAGCCTTTTTCTCGGTTGCTATCCGCTGGAATCTCCCATGTAATCGAGCTACCACGTAGTAAGGTTGAGCCACTACCTCGGTTGGTCAAGGTAATATGAGGTCTGCCCCATGCGTTATCAATCGCAAGTATTCCATTCAAACTTTGCAAGTTGTCGTTGAAACGCCCTTGGTTTTTAGCACCAACCGCAAAACCATTAGTAATCCAGTTATTAGATACATAGTCAAACAGAATTTCAGACTGTTTAACCGTGCGTGTATCAGCTTCATTAGGGTTGCCAATCTCGTAGCTTTCGCTAGAAGATTTCACAACACCAACCCACCCATTATCTGAGTTAAACTTTAGTTTAATATCTGGGTATGTTTCAGCCGTCCCAAAGTTTTTCAAAGTTGCCTTGTAGTGTCCCGTAGACACTTTCTTAATACTGCCGTATTTCGTTTCACCGCCACTACTTACCAAGGCTTGTGCTTTGTTTTCACCGTAGCTTTTTGGGACATCGAACGTAACCGTTACCGTTGCGGTAATCGGTGCCGTGTTCTTATCTACTGTTAAGGACGCTTGACCGGACGGGATAGCTTCCCAAACCTTGTTAGGTTCGTCACCAAAAATCAAAGTTTTCGGTTTATCAACATTGAGATATCCGCCCAGTGTCTCAGCAACCGTATTAAAGTAGTCGTAGTTTCCGACCAAGGTAAACGATACTTGAATCTGCTTAACTGACAAGGTACTGTATAGGAATTGCTGACCATAACGCCTACGCCCTTGGTCTTGATAGTTATTGTTAAAATTGGATGCCACGTTTTTTGTGACATCAACTGGAACGGTACGCCCTTGACCTTCATTAAATAATTCGGTTAAGTTTTTACCGTCAAAAATGACTGACATTCCTATCAAATAATGCTACCTCCTAGCAACGCTTGTCTGCGTTCGTAATCGTTTGTCGCCTTAGTCATGAATGGCGCAAGACCATTCGACACGCTTCTACCATCGATGATGTTTCTAACCTCGATAGGGTTAGAGCCATTAGTTACCAATTGACCAAGTAAGTCAATCATGACATCTAGCTTGCTTTCCAGAACAGAAACACGCTCACGGTCTGAAACGTCATCGTGGTTTCCTTGTGGGGCATCGCCCGCAAAACGTGCCACTGCTTCAGTAAGTAGTTGCCATGCTCTACCACGTTTAGCGATGTCTGTTGGAATGACATATTCTGGCATATCGCCTTCAGCCAATTCATAAACGCCGTTTTTGCGGACTAGACCACCGTTAGCGTAGCCATGCCCGTGTCCGATAACCGCAAGCATATTACCGCCATAACGAGATTTCGCATAAGCGATACCAGCCAAAAGGTTATCATAGCCGTTGAAGATATTTCCATGGCCTTTATGCTTGAATGAGTTAAATGTACTAGATGTTGTTTGTACCAAACCTTTGGCAAGGTCGCCAGTTAAGGTATTGATATCGACATATCCACCTTGGACGGCATTAGGGTTACCGCCAGACTCACTTTGAATTTGTCGCAACCAGGCCCCGACATATTCTTGAGTTGTAGGCAATCCATTGGCTTTCAGTGCTTTTTCAACTGATTCACGCCAACGAGAAACGCCAGTTCCTTGTGGGTTATCTTCACCACCACCCGCTGGGCTGAGCAATGGACCAAGTGTTTTTTTAATCCAGTCGAACATGCCACCGACTTGTCGTTTAATCAACGTTTGAAGTGGATTATTTCGGTCTTTCAAAGGCTTGCTATCGTCACCGCTACTACTTCCACTATCCCGAACACCGAAATCAAGGAAGGCAGCAGCGTTTGAAATATGACGTCCGGCGTATTGGTGATACTGACCATTACCGCCGTAGTTGTATTCTTCACCGTCGTAGGTATCGCCATGTACGGCTGTTACAAAGTCAACGTGGTTGCTTGAAACAGGTCCGCCAGTGTAAACAGCAACCGTACCCGGTTTTGGTCTGCTTAAGTGTGGGACACTGGCAGATATCCACTGATTACCGTTACCAAGGTGACTAAACAGACTAGGTTTAACACCAAGGTTTGCCAAACGGCTGGCAACGAATGATACACACTCACGATAGAAGTAACCCCACGGGTCAGCACCAGCGTCTTTTGCCTTATCTTTGAAACGGTAGTCGTCACCTTTGGCACCCATTGCTACCGTGCCTTCGTCCATTGAGGCATTAGCCATAGACCAAAGCTCTTTCCACCAGTTCTTAGCTTCTTCAACTGGTTTCTTGTACAGTGCATTGCCGAGTGGGTTAAACATACCAGCTAACTTATCAGCATTAGGGCTGAATTTCTTAGCTAACGATCCGACTGGGTCTTTAACCACATCACCGACAAACTCAATCATTTTCATGAATTTGTCAACGCCGTTCTTCATGGTATCCCACACCGAGCCAGCCACGTTAGTAGCCGTATCCCAGATTTTAGACCAGAAACCAGTACCCTTTGCAAAGGCTCCACGTTCTACGCCCATGAGCATCGCCAATTCACTAGCATTGATTACCTCTGAGCCAGCAGGCAAGAGATACTCAACGTTTCGACCTTGTGGCAAGAATGACTTACCATTTGGCAAGATAACCATTTCTTGGTTATTAGTCTCTGGACTATCGTAACCATCATTAAGCGTAGCTAACGTAGGTTTGGTGATTGGGTTTCGGTATGAGCTAAACATACCAGTACCGCCGGCAAACTTAACTTTCGGAATTTTAGAGATAGCTTCTTTACTACCACCAAAATCAGAAATCAGTTTGTTGATGCCGTCGATACCGGCGTTAGGCAACGCAATGACGGCATTAATACCATCACCGGCAAGTTTCTTCATGCCGTCCCACATCTCACCGAAACCTTTTTTCACGTTATCCCACGTATCTTTGAAGAACTTAGCAATGTTAGTTAATGCGTCGGTAATCAGTTTGGTAATATTAACACCAAATTTCTCTTGTGTTAATGCTCCAATCTCATCCCATTTTTTAGACAGGAATTTTTTAGAGTTCTCCCAACCATCAAACCAATTCTTATTGATACCTTTGTGATGTTTGTCGATATCCTTACCAAGAGCAGTCATTGCTTCAGTAGCATTACCCTTGATACCGTCCCACGTTTTAGATGCAAATTTCTTGACGTTGTCCCACTTTTCGCCCCAATCTTTCTTAAGGTTACTCATGTGTTTTGCAACGCCTTTAGCCATGTCTTTAACGTGGTCAACTGTGCCATCGACAAACTTCTTAAATGGCTTGTTATGCTTGTACATCAACTCAAACCCAGCGACTACTGGATTTGAGATTACAAGCAACTTCTTAGCGGTGTTAGTAAAGGCTTTAATACCTTTTTCACCACCAGTAAAGTAATTCTTGGTCTTTTCGAAGCCTTTCTTAGTGCTCTTGGTCATCGAATCCATCGCACCAGTCCAAGTCTTCTTCATGCCATCCCATGTCTTACCGAGCCATTTACCAGCATTAGAAAAACCGTCCTTGATACTCTTAACGATACCATCAACGAATTTCTTGAATTTCTTATTGTGCTTATAGATTAAAGCAAACGCTCCAGCAATCGGATTGGCAATAAATAAAAGGACTTGTTTCCAGTCCTTTTTGAAGAAATCAATGATCTTGCCGAAGATTTCTTTGGTGACTTTGAAGATTTTATCAAAGGCTTTTTTTGCAGCGCTAAACATGCCATCTACAAAGGCTTTGAATTTCTTGTTGTGTTTGTAAAGCAAAACTAGGGCAGTGATAGCTGTAGTTACCGCAACAACAATCAAACCGATAGGGTTTGAAGCCATTGCTAAGTTCATTGCTTTTTGGGCTGCCGTCATACCGACTGTAGCCGTCCGCCATGCGTGGATACCTTTAACGACTGCCGTAATACCTAGAGCAACTTTAGAACCTACGAAATAAGCAGCAAACAAAGAACCAACTGTTTTAATAGCCGTCTTATGTTTGGCAATGCCACCTAAGGCCTTGGACAGTGATGTAACTGGCCCCTTGGCTTTTTTACCATTGCCAGTCATGAGATTGAAAGCCCCAGCGACACTTTTAATCATGTCTACGGCTACTTCCCAGACACCGCCCGCAAAATCTTTACCGATGCTAAACACTGCACCTAGACTGTCTTTCGTCTCTTTGAAAAAGGCTACAATTTTAGGAGCATTGTTAGCAATGGTTTTACTAACATTATCAACAGTCTTGTTAAGACCATCCATGAAGCCGTTGAGCTTGTCCTTACCATCGCCGAGATTAAAGACTTTAGAAAAGGCATCCATGATGGTGCCCAGACCTTTGGAAACGTGCTCCCCTAAATCTTTAAACTTGGTTTCAGTGTTAGGGTCAGCAACCCAATCCCCAATCTGTTGTAAAAATGGGTTTTTCATTTTATCGATTGGGTCACGGAAGGCAGCAACTACTGCCGGCATACGGGACTGAATTGTCCTTTCAAGACCACCAATGGTAGTTGAGAAATTGGCAGTGGCATCCTTGTACTTGTCTTGCAACTCAAACAAGGCTTTTTGTGCCATTTCAGCGGTAATCTTACCATCTTTTTGCAGCTCCGCATATTTATCGGCGGTCATGTCTGCAATGCCAAGCTCTTGTGCAGCTACTTCTTTAAGTTGGTTCTTCATTTCCGGGAAGACGTTGATAATTGACATCATGTCTTGCCCTTGCACCTTACCGTTGGCAATCATTTGAGCCCACTGAGTAGCGAAGTTCTCAACGGCTGCATCGGTCTGACCAAATGCGTCTTGCAACGTCAAGATAGCTTGCGTTTGTTGTTTGGTTAACTCTGTATTATGAGTTACGGCATAGAATTTTTGGTTCATGCCGTCAACCATTTCGGTTGAGTTGGCCGCTGCTTGCGCCATTTGATTGGTCATATCGACCATCTTTTTGCCTTCTTCAGCATTGCCCGTCAAGGTTAGCCAAGTGGCGTTCATGGTTTGTTGGTACTTAACGTACTCAGCACTGGATTGAGCGATTTCGTCAAACTTACCTTTGATAGCTCCCAACGCATTCTGGAAACCGTTACTAATGAGGTTAGCCGCAAACGTAGCCCCAAAGATACCTTTCAGCCGTGAGGTTTTATGTTCAGTCTCACTGACTTCACTTCCTAAACGTTTGAAACTCTCTTTCAAGCGTCCAATGAATGTACTAGAGCGTTGGCTTTGCTCAATTTCATCATTAAGTTTGTCAGCGGCATTCCTAGTGTGTGCAAGACTAGTAGCCGTTTCATCCAAGCGTTGCTTTTGCTTGCGGTATTCATCGCTTGTTCTTCCAGACTGTTTAGCGACACGCTCAAGCATTTCTTTCTGGGTCTCATACTGCTTGTTTAAGTTAGTGATAGAACCCTTGTATTGCTTGAGTTGTTCCTGTCTTGCTTCGTCTTCCTTGCCTTCTGCCTTAAGACGCTTGATATAAATGTCTGAGGCTTCGTTTTGGGCTTTGTACTCACGTTGCAATTCAGAAAGCCCAGATTTGTGGTAATCAAGGCTATTCTTAGCTTGCCTTTGTTGATTTTCCAACGATGCCAAACGTGTTGTAGCTTGGTCAATCTGTTGTTGGTATTTAAGGTACTGCTCAGCGGTTTCAGCGGTGCTACCCTTAAGTTGAGACTGTTCTTGTTTCAGTTTCTCAATCTTATGTTGTTGGTTTTGGATAGCGTTGCCCAAACCATCGTACTTAGCTTGTGCTGCTCCTAAATAGTCCCCAGCGCTACGCATTTGGCTCTCTTGTGCCTTCCAAGCGTTCGTAGAGCTATTAACTAACTGAGTTAGTCGTTTAATTGAGTTAGCCGCTTGTAACGTGTCTAAGGCGATTTCGGTGGACATGGTAGCTTGTACTTTTGCCATGTATTATTTTTTCCTCCTTTCCTTAAAAATTAGAGTAAAGATGTTGGGTCTACCATCCTATCTTCTTCCTCTTTTGCGTTTAGAATTTTCATCAACTCATAATAATCGGTATCGTAGTATTGATCTAGTGTCCACCCAAAACCTTGAATTGATTTTTTAGCAACGAGTTTTAAGTCCTCAATGCTATTCTCTAAATCAAAAATCTGTTCGCCTTTAGATTTTACTCTTTTGGGTCAACTTCACCAGTGGTCTTTTCAAGTTGTTCGTCAGTCAAACCGTACATATAGCCCACCAATTTTTCGGCAATCTCTTGTGTACGCATGTTGTCCAAATCAAGCAATTTGTCATAGGCTTCATCATCCAAATTAAGAACGGCACGAATGAAACCAAGCATTTCTTTAAGGATTGTAAAGCTTGCTTGTGCTTGCTCTTGTGTGTCACCATCTTCGACAGTATCGCTAATCTTAAGGACTGCTAGTTGGTATTCGTGCATACGCAACACATTGCGGTTGCTTGTTGTCACTTTAAATGCTTTCTTACTGATTTCTGGAATTTGAATAGTTCTGATTTCCATTTTATCTTTACTCCTTTTTAACAAAAATAGAGGTCAGGCCATGAGCCCGACCTCTTGCGAATTATAGACTGCTTGATGCAGCAGGAAGGACATAGCCCCCGAATACTTCTTTAAACATATTCGTTTTGTCGAAGTTAGATGCTCCAGAATAGTATTTCTTGTAAGGCTCATCACCAAACGCATCCGCTGACAAGGCATTGAATGTCATGTTGTCGTCTTGACGAGTTTGGGCAGTATCGGTATCTGTTGCAACGTTTTGAGTTGATTCTTGCATGATACCGTTAGCAAAGCCAAAGAATACTGAGTGTTTGCGGTCAAGTGTTTCAGATTCAATCAATACTGCTGTGTGTGGTTTCTCACCGTCCATAACGTAACCACCTTTGCCGTCTGGTTTGAAACCAAGCATTTTTTGTTTGATTTCAAAATCAAGGTTATTGAAGTCAAAAGCGACTGTTGGGGAACCTGGTGCAATCATAACATCTTGTACTGAGTTGTTCCCTGGAATCTTAGTCGCTTGACCTTCCAAGTTAGAGATGTTAGCGGTACGAGTACCAAGCATTTTAGAGTCGACTTCGATAACGCCTTCTGTTGAAAGGCCGTCAGCCCCTTTAAGTAGTTTTTGGGTTTTAGGGTCAACTAAAGCAAGGCGGACCATTTTCAAACCTACAATTGCCATATAGTAATTTCTCCTTTGTTAAATTAGCTTATCGAGAGCAACAAAAAAGACCGCCGTAATCTGCAATGTATCGGGGTCTATGCTATGTTCTCTCATATCTGTAATCGAGTAGTGCTCAGATTTTAGGAATTTCAACAATTCCATCTCAAAGGCTTCGATATCAAAATCAATATCAGCCTTGTAAAAAATCTGTACTTCCACTCTATCCGTTTTACTGAAAAAGGTATTGTTTCCGCTTAAGTCAAGAGATGGGTTGCTTTCTGTGAGCAAAACGATTGTCTTATCGGTGTTTTCTTCGAGTTCTTTGGGCAAGTTGTTTGCGTATACTTCGCTTATTTCACCAAATTCTTTGCCCTCAATTAACTCTTTAAGTTTTACGGTTGCTAACACTTAATCACTTCCCTCCTTTTCTTCGTATAAGTTTTTCGTACTCCTCTTTTTCTGCTAATAGCACCTTCCTTTGGACAGCGCTATCGTTTTGGATGTTGGTAACGAAATGATCAGCACGGTATTTCTTGGTGCCGTCATTTAATCGTCTAGCATTTTGGGCGTGGTAATTATTTTTCCATCCTACGGTTGCCACGCCATTTTTTCTGCCATCCGCATTAGTGGACTGGACAGATAAACCGTCAGCCATGTGCCCATACTTCAAATGTTTCTTATTTGAGTAGTGTTTCTCACGGGTTACATCTTCTAACTCCTTTTGAAACACCTTTGCGCCAGCGGTGGTAATTTTAGCTTGTTCCGCTGGTGTCAAATCGCCAATGCTGGCTACTGTTTCAAGCCAGCCCTCTAGCGCCTTATCAAGCCCTACCATAAGCCATCACCCAACTTTCTTACGCTTTCTCAAAGTCAGAAAGTCGTAGCGGTTAAGACCAAAGTTTTCGTTGGGGCTAACTCGCACAATGTCATACTGAGTGCCGTTTAAGACGGCCACTTGCCCTTCGACCACTTTGGCATTGTGGCGAATAACGATAACTTTTGTGTCAGTTTCGCCATTTTGTTGGGCTAAATACTCTTGATTGAGTGTGCGAGTGTGGGGCTTGTAATGCAACGTAAACTGTTTCACAAACTTTGGCACGCTCACACCCGTGAATTTATTGGGTGTGCTTTGGTATGTGCCGAAATCAGCTTTGAAACGGAAGTCTGAGGGTAAATATCTAACTTTAGCCATTAGTCACCTCTTTCTTCACTATACGTTGCGTATAAGCCCCTTAATTGCCCGATAATACTATTCAAAGTGAGATTGATAGGATAAGTTACCGTATCCGTTAAAGCCACCCGGTATGTGAAATAAGTGCTTGTTAGGGCTATTACAGCCGTGTCAAATAGAGATTCTACACTATCGAGGTCGTAGAATTTCGGGTCATTACCGACTGCATTGATAATATACTGTTGAGCTGATTCAATGTAAGCTGGAATGAGTGCAGTGTCGTCTGTCTCATCCAGATTGAGGGTCTGCATGATAGTTTCCTTAGATACACTCATTACTTACCTCCTAATTAAGCCCCTGGTGTAAGATTAGCTTTTTGGTCAGCGATAGCTTTGAATGACGCTGGCACAAACGCTTCTTCATCAGTTTTAACAACATCGAAACGGTCAATCACACGTACTTTAGTAGTGTCAGTTTCAAATGCTCCACCACCGATGTTAGTAGAGAGAAGTGACAAGTGTTGACGGTCAAACAATGTTACTGCTTGTTTCAAATCACCAAAGTAAAGTGGCATAGCTCCACCAGTACCATTAGCAAGCCAACGGTCAGATACTTCTTTAACTGTGAAACCATCAATTGAGTATCCAGTAGGTGATTTTACATCACGTTCCATGAGGTAGTCACCCATTGCATTCTTAACTTTCTTAAGAGCAGTAAAGCCTGAAGTGTTCGTCAAGAAGAATGAAGTTTGCTTGATAGCTGGGTCAACTTTAGCTTCAAGATCAATGATGTCATCCCATTTAGCCAATGTTGGTTTAGTTGGGAGTGTTGCGATAACTTCCAAGATAGCTTTATTGCGAGTTACAACGACCTTCTTAGCAATCCAACCAGACAACCAAGCAAGGATATTTTCAGCAGAATCAGCAAGCAAGCTGTTAGTTACTGTTGAGATACCAGCATAGCGTTTGATTGTGTAGCGGATAAGAGAAAGTTTTGGATCGTCGTTAGCACCGATTTGTCCAGCTTCATCATCAATTTTAGTAAGTCCAGTAATATCAGCCCATTTTTCGTAAACACGAGAACCAGTAAGAGTAGTTACATTCTCGACATTAACGTACTCTTGCAATGAATCGTATTGACGAACCAATGTATTGATAGCTGTGCGGATATCTTGTGGGATAGTCAAGCCAGCGTCTGAGCCAGTAGCGTCTGTTTTAGAATCAAGCAAGTTTTGATAACGACCACGAACGAGGTTTTTAAAGTCTTTAACGAAATTAGCTTTAACTTCTTCTTCGTTCTCAGTCAAAGGTTTTTTGTCTTCTTCAGTCATGTTAACTACTTCATTAGCACGCGCTTCTGTGTATTGTTCTTTAAACATGTCACGTTTCATTTTGGCAGTGTCACGTTCATTCTTGATTGCTTGCAATTCTTCAGCGGTAACTGAATCATCAAGCATAGCTACGTTAAGTTTTTCATTCAAGTTTTCGACCTTGTCGCCTTGAGCAACCCAAAGGTCATGCAATTCGTTTGATGTTTTCATCAATCATCTTCCTTTCATTTTTCAAGTAAAATCGCCAATTTCTGCTCACGCAAAGAATTGGTTTTTGGTGTAGCAATCATATTCTTAAATTTAGTGATTGCTGATTTGCTTGGTAGTTGATGCACTGCATTAGTAACCATGATTTCTTCTTCATCATCATCGAAGAACATGATTTCATCCGCAAAGCCTTTATCGACAGCAGTTTTAGCATTAAGCCATGTCTCTTTAGCCATGAGATCAAGTAATTCTGGTTGTTTAAGTCCAGTTTTCATTTCATAAGCCAAAGCAATGGATTCATCAATGCTATTTAAGACCGCTGATTGATGTTCTAGGTCATCACTATTACCAACGATACCAGTAGACGCTTTATGAATCATAATATGCGCCGTCGGACTGATACGCACGGTATCACCAGCCATAGAAATGACACTTGCAGCACTAGCCGCAAGGCCCTGCACATTAACCACAATACGCTTGCCGCTTGCTTTAAGCATTGTATAGATTTCGCTAGCTGCAAACACATCACCACCATTAGACGCAATATTAAGCGTAATTTCTTCGTCTTCATCGTTAGCAATGGCTTCTTGTACCAGTTTAGGATAGGTACTAGACATGCCAAAGTATTCATAGAACGCCCCAGCGTCATCACTTACAATATCGCCTTTAATGTCAATCTTGCCCATTTATCTCACCTCCTTTCAATGTGGTCCTATTAGGGTTCTTACCCTCTGGCAACTCTTTAGGCAGAATTTCAGCTTGTTGCAAAATATACAAGCCTTGATTTTGTGCGAGTGTGCCACTTTTGACCATGCTATTGATACGGCTGATATAGTTAGCGCCAGTCGGGTCAACCGCTGGGAAAATATCTGCGTCCACATCGCATGAAAGTTTCTGAGATAATTCACTAAGAAATGGTCTTAAATAGCGTGCTACTGCTTTAGAATAAACGTTAGAACTCATTTCTAGTGAGGATTGTTGGTCTCCTTGTCCACCGACAACGTTCTCTGGGATACCGTAGACTTTTGCAAATTGTCCGGTCGTCCAGTCCGCTTGCTTAAGTAGTTGGGCCACGTTGGATTTAATTTCAAGAGGCGTGAAATCCTCTAAATCATCCAGTACCAACGGACCGCCTTGCATTTGCTTCATCGCCTGTCGAGAGCGTGAGACCTTAGTTTTAAAATCGAGCAAACCACCGCCCTTAATTTTCAAAATACCATTAGCATTTAGGGCGTTTTTAAGAGAGTTAAGCGTTAGCTTATCACTGGCTTTTTGAATGTCTAATTCTCTACCAAGAGCCATCAAAGGACTTACGCTTGTCAAACCACCGTCCACTGATAGCAATCTAAAATGTAAGATGTCGCTTTGTGGAACATGCTGTTTCGGTGGAATGCGTGGATCATCAAACGTTATGTTGTAATATAGACCATTTTGATTATCCAAGCGGTTAAATGAGACTTGAGATGGTCTCAAATACTCCCACTTCATATCACGCCCATTATCATTACGCCATCGATAAGCAAAGGCTTCACCGCCCAACAGCATTTGAGCAAAGATAGACTGATAGAAATTGAAGCGGTTAGCGTTGTTTGATGGATTGTCCACAATACCTTGTAACTGTTTTCGGCTAGTTGTTAGCTTGGCAGTCGCAAGGTCATTAGATAGCTGACTGATAATAGAGAATAAATCTGAGTTTTTAAGAGCAGTTTCGGCTGAAACCCACTCACTACCATTCAAGGTAGCTAAAAACTCTGGATCAGTGATATCAAAAAAGCCCCCTTGATTACTCGGTGGGCTTTCGGTTGCTAAATTAAATATCGGCAATTATTATCACCTCCTTTCTAGCCTTTTTTGGCGGCTAGTTCACTAACTAGCCCAGCTAGTACGAATGTGATTGTCATACTAACGCCAAACCACACATAGCCAATGTGGTAAGTGGTGACATTAAGCGAAATCGCAGCTAAAATGAACATCAAAATGTCAAAAATAGCCCAAATTGCCTTAAAAAACTTTAAAATCATGTATTAATACTCCTCTAATAGCCCACTATTTGGGTCTTTCAACCAGTTCAAAACGGCTTCCTGGCTCATGTGTTCGACCTTCCACGTTGGATTGTTAGTGATAGCGTAGTCTTCGAACGCATACATGCCATCATAAAACGCATCGATAAGAGCATCCACCACGTCGATTTTGTAAGTAGATTTCATTTTATCTACTTGAATACCGATATTATCTTCCTTGATTACCGCATTAATTAACGATTTTCGCATGATTTCATCATCTAAACGGGTAATATTCCCCTCGATAAAAAGCGTTTGGAGGAATTTTGTCGGGTCTTTCAGCTCGCTTGTCCGCTGTCTAATCGGCATCATTGGGAAACTAGTGTTAGATTCCAACGCCTTGATTATTTTATTAACCATCATAGCGTCATAGCCAAAGAAAACCACATCAAGCTGATTATCTTCCACATACTCACAAAACCACCGATAGACTTCCTCTGGATTGATTAACCCTTGTGGATGGCTTGTGATCGTACAAAAACCCTTGGTTTCCAAATCTCGATAGTTGACACCGTCTTGTTCCATTTTGGCTTCTAACGAGCCGGCTTGTTGCCACGGGATGAAACTGTGCTGTTCGATATGCCATTTCTGACTACCGTCTTCAGTAACGTAGGGATAGACAAAACCAATAGCCGTGTTATCACTGAACATTGAAGCGTCAAGACCGACATAAACGCGTTTCCCCTTGATATCAAATTCATCAACGACTGCATTTTCAATATCGCTTAAATCAAGGAAACTATTGCTATCTGCCAATAGCCAGCAATTCATGTTCTTAACTTGGAAATCAGCCAGTTTTCCCATGAGCAGTTTCTTGTCACGCTCAGAAAGTAGCCCTTTCATCAATCCATCCTTTAATTTCGGATGGTTAAGCAATGGGTTGCTTTTCGGCCACGTTTCTGGTTTAAACACTTCTTCTAGGTTATCTTGAGACCAAATTAAACATAACTGATCATCACCAGACCTATCAAAGTCACGTTCCATGATTTCAATGAGTTTTTTCTGCTCTTGATGAAACGGAACATCGGGCGTTTGGTAAGAAGTTGAAATCTCAATAAAGCGTGAGCCTTCAGTATTAACTTGTCCGGATGTGATTTTAGAAATACCTTCATCCGTTCTAAGCTCACCGACCTCATCCGCTACGGCCAGTTTAAAGTGTTTACCGTCAAATTTACCGGATTCGAATGAGATAGTATGAATAGTATTGGCATCTACGAGCGATTTAATTTCTCGTGAATATAATTGGACTTGTGTTTCTTCTGCTAATGACTTAAACGGCTCATTCTCTATGATTCTAGCCATCATAGATTTAACATAAGTGTATAGCTTCATCGTTTGGTCGAAGTTTAGCGAACTAACAAGAAAATCTTGGTTACTTTGTCCGATAATTTCAATCAGATAAGAGAAATTAAGGCAGATACCAGCTATCATCGTCTTCCCTTGCGAACGAGCAATGGAAATGATGATATTTGAAAACCTCGGAACGTTGTCCAAGTCGAACCATGCAAAGAGCTGGGCAAATATGAAATACTGCCAATCCATAGGCTCTAACCTTTGGCTTAGATCATCAACGTTTGGCACCAATGATAAAAATTTCAAGAAACGGTTAAACGCTTCTATTGAGTAGACATAAGGAAAATCGCTATCTCCTTGCCTTTGCAAATCTCGGAGGTGTCGGAAACATGCTAATTGAATATTGTAACCAGCGACAATCTTGCCATCTAGCACGTTAAAACAGTATTGCGTGCCATAGTCGGTATATGTTTTTCGCTCATAAGAAAAATCGATGCTCTTATAAGCACCGATTACATCTTTTGACTTGGTTAAATCAATCTCTTGCATATTTCACCTCCTTTATTTGAAGAATGCTGCCATTTTATCTTTCATCGAAGAATTATCCGCTTGACTTCCGGCTATCTCAGCCAATTCTGCCCGTCCTTTAGGTGTTAGACCTAGCTGAATACCTATTTTATTAAGGGTTTCAGCAGCGTCTTTCATCGTCGCAACAGCCGGATTTTTCTTAAAGCCCATTGATTGCTCGCCTAGAATTTCACCAGTTCCGGGCGATTGAATCACTTTGATAATCTCGGTTTGGATACCGTTTTTTTTCACGTCCTCATAGGCTTTTTTGTAAATCTCATAAGTCGTGCAATAGGTTTCCACTAGAAACGTATCGATACGCTCGACCTTTTCTGTCGCTTTTAAAAATGGAATGATTTTAGTCCAAACCGACCTCGCCACTGTTCCCAGATAGTTCGGTGGGTCAAGCGGTAGAAAACGGTCATTTTGCTTGTAAAATGGCTCTCGCCTTGCTGGAGACTTGTTTGCCACTTCCTCACCTCCTAAGTCATAAATATGACCCTTGTTAAAACCCCTCAAATTGCCGTGCGATACAAGAGAACACCTTGTGGCGGCTCTCCTTGGCACGAGAAAGGGGCGGGGGTCAATTTTAAATCGTGTCGAGGGTTATTATACCACCCTTATTATAAAATCGTGCTATGGGCTTATTAGAGGGGTTTAACGACGTCCTCTTTTTTCCGGGCTATTAAATCTGCCCAAGTTGCAACGGAAAGTCGTAGCTCGGTGTTTTGTTTTGTTCTATTTTGACCAGTACCATAGATTTCTTGTTCCAAGGTCCTCTTGGTGTTATCGCAGCTTCTACACGTTGCTACCACGTTTGAAATTTCCGTCCTAAGTTCTGGAGCTATTTCAACGGGTGTTACGTGGTCGCCTATGCGTGCGTCTGGTGTGGTCACACCCAACGCTAGACAGTACTGACATAGATAGTTGTCACGTTCTAATGCAATCTTACGAATAGAAGTCCAAGTCTTTGAGCGATAGAACGCATAGCGTTCCTTACTCTCATCGTCTCTATTCCTTACTCGCTTGTTGTATCTAGTGCGTGAGTATCTCTGTCTCTCTTCCATGTATGCTGCTTCCATACTGTGGTGTGCAGTACAGTAGTGTGCTGGTCTCTCTGTTAAGGCACGGCACCCATCTGCCTTACATCGTCTGACCATTGGCATTGGCACACCTCCTTTCAGATAAAGTAAAAGAAGAACACTGCTGTGTCCTTCTAAGTTGATAATACTATATTACCACGACCATAGTATAGTGGAGTATGGATTGGTATATACCACTGTAGATTAGTCCAAATACTTCTCAGCTTGTCTTAACTTAACATAGTAGGTAGCCTTACTAAAGCCCATGCGGTCACATATCTGCCAGATATCCAGCTGGTCTATGTATACCATTTGCAGTAGGGACCTGGCGTCTATATCCCCCACGTTTGCTATCTGTCTGCGAAACTCTCGACGTTGTTTGATAGCTTCCGCAACGAATTGTTTCAGCTCTTCTTTTTCCGTTATCAATTCGGTGTACAGGTCATCTTTAGCTTTTCTCTTCCCACCTTGCACCATATCTGTCTGCATAGCACCAGCAGTTACTTTCAACGCTTGTGATTCCAGTCGTTTAATCTGTTCTGTCTGACTGTCAATATATCTATCAAGTGCTTTGATTTGTTGCAACCGTTCAACTGTTCTCATAAATTCGTTTCCTTTATGGTATAATAGCTTTATTAGCGTTTGAACAGTCCTAGGCATTAGTCTGGGTCTTTTTTTATACAAGAATAAAGAAGGATTAGGGCACCACCTCCCATGCATTAGATTTAGCCATGCCACCAGCAATGCAAGGCTAGGATTGAAAAAAATAAAAAGGATTCCTCGATTCTATAACTTATTATTTACTGGATTTTATGTCGAGGCCTGTCAGCTCGATGGTGTCGAAAAAGTGTTCAAGCCACTAAACTTAGTGTTTGACAGGCAATAGCTAGCGAGGGAGTCGAACCCTCTTAAACCGTTCTAGCTACACGCCTAGAGCGTAGGCTTTATATAAGGCTTTTCTGACCGCAATTTTATCCCTGCCTAGTTTGCCTTTAGTGCGATATTCAAGCATAATGCGGTCAGCATCGTCATCCAATTTTTCGGGCCAATCATAGTTATTGAAAACAAAATCAATAATCTCGCTGAATAACTCTCTTGAAAGTAGCCCTTCCATTTGGACAGCCTTCAACGGTGTTAGGGCTGCTTTTTTCGCATAGCACAGATTGAGGGCATTTTGGGTTCTGTTAGCATTTTTCTGGTCGCAGCCTTTAACCTCTCTAATATAGCTATTTAGGTTGTTAGGGTGCTCCTTGCGCAGTGCTTCCACTTCTTCACGGAACCGCTTGAAAAGGTGCTCTGGAAGTCCTGCGTTTGTTTTATCCAAAAATGGGCGCGTGGTTTTACCTCTTGTGTAATTCTTGGATAGATATGCTTTAAGGTCGTTATAAAGTTCATTCGAAATAATGCCTTCTAACCTCTCGACAGTTTGAGGTGAGATTCTCGCACGTTCCATGACCGCATTGTTGAGTGCTTGCAAAATGATAATCGCTTGTTTCTCACTGCACTGTCTCACTTTTTGAAAATACTGCTTATAGTCCCTTGGATGTGCTTCTTTAAGCACCGCACGCTCATCGACTAACCGTTGATATAGCTCTGGAGTCAGTCCTGCGCATTGGTATGTAACGCCCATGAGTTCCCCTCTCTATCGTTTTTTGGTCAGTGACATATCCCTCTAACGAGATTTCTAAGAGTTCTCCAAAACTCCATTCATATCGACTTTGTTTGATTACAACTGTTGTCAGAGTTCGTCTGAACATTGGGTCCATACCACAAATGATAGCTACATCCTTACGGAAACGCCCTTGTTCAAAAGCCACATCATAAAGTTTTGAGACGTTTCTCATTACTGTTTTTTTTAATTGTCGTTTGTTCATTGTTTCACCTCCGCCAGTTCTGGATTCGTGTGTATGTTTCCAATGATTTCAACTTCGAAAATATCCGTGTTAAACAAATCGTATAGAGGGGTTTCTTCAATCTTTCTTTTAGTTTCCTTAGAAACAAACATCGCTTTATCTTCGTTAAAAGATACAACTTCCAACCAGCTTGATAGGTTGGTTACTTTTAAAATATCCCCCTCAAAGATTTCTCTCTCGTTCTTGTCAAGCATGCCTGTGGATTGCATGAGTACATAATTTTTAAAATCTTCTTTTACAATATTTCCATTTTTGTAAGTTGCTTTGATAATTTGTTCTTCGAAAACCAGTGCGTCAACTTGCACCATCTCTTTAAACTCTTTGTCCCATGCTCTATATTTAGGAATCATTGGCCTCGCCCCCTTAGATAGCTAGGGATGCCATCCCCAACGTTAACACTGTCGTACTGTTCCTTGCTGACAAGAAACTTACCATAAGCCCCACAATCGAGGGTGTATAGTTTTCCGACCATGGATTTTCCAGTAATCTTGCCATGTAATTCAACGGCATTATCAGCCTTATGCACCACGATGGCTTCTACTGGTCGATTAACCACTCGTAGAACAGTGGTCACATTAATAGCTAGTGATACCACTAGCAGAATTGTGGCTACGCTTAAGTCTCTATAAGTCGCTTTCTTTGACAAACGTCCCATTAATCATCTTTCCTTTCCGGTTTTTAATTTCTTCGTACGCAATACCAAGACATTCAGTCACATCAAGGTCTAACTGATGTGCTAGCACGATGATTGTGACTAGCGTGTCACCAATAGCATCCTTAAGTGCTGCTTGCGGCTCTGTGAATTTAGTCGGTTTCAAGAGCACATCCCGAATTTCTCCGACTTCCTCGGTAACACGCATCCACTGTATCTTAGGGTCTGCTTGCTTAAGATTGCGGTCATCAGCCCATTTGTTGATACAGGTAATTAATTCCGAGAATGTGTTATCAGTATCGTAACCAAGTAAGTAAGGAATTGATACATTGAAATGGTCAGCTAACTTCTTAGCGTTGCTCCCTTTGATTTCGTGAGTGCCATGTTCCCAATTTAAAACAGTCAGCTTTGTAACATTCATCAGTTCCGCTAGCTCTACTCTGGTCATCCCCTTTGATTTTCTTAACTGTTTAAGTCTGTTCATTCCCCACCTCCAAACAGCGTGCGCCAGGCGTAAACCGCAGCTAAGACCATCAAAATAAATTTAATCGTTTCCATCGTCCACCTCCTTGACCTCTATTCCTTCACAGTCGAAAACCCAGCCGAAACCGTTCGCTTCTAGCTCTTTGCGGGTGTGGCAGGTATCCCTAGAATCAAAATCGTCTTCCTCGATATCCCAAAAGTTACGGAACAGATTAGCCTTGAGATAGATATTTTTACTTGAAAGCCCTTTAAACCTAACTGTATATCTAGGCTCACTCTCAACCTCATAGCCCAAGCGGTGCATATCGACTAACGTTTGAATTGGATTGCTATCTGTATCAAGTAACCACTCATCAAATTCAGTAAATTCTTCACCGTCAACGTCCAGATGGAGTTTATTAATCCAATCAATCAGATTAAACTCTAACCCATCCTTATTCGCCCAATACCAATCTGCCACATACTGCGGCACTGCTGGTTTTTCAAAGAACGAATCATATAGGTCTTCGGCGTACGATACAGAGATATGCCCGATTGTCGATAATTTTTCTATTGCTTCTTGTCTATCCATCATGCTTCCACCTCTTCTAGTTCCACTGTATACATTCTTGAATTGCGATATTTCAATCCCGATCTGTGCAATTCGTTAATAGCTTCGTTCTTGTCGTTAAAAACGTGTACGCTGTCTTCCATGTTGTCGTAATACACTACTACCGCATATTTCATAACTTAACTAATCTCCTTCCGTTCTCGCTGGTTCTTCTAGCATATACTGGTGTGCCATAGTGACTGATTGAGTTAACTGACACACCCAATTGTTCAGCTATCTCACGCTTAGTTCTCATTGCCAGTAGTTCCTCGCCCTTATATAAGGCGTATTCCTTTACTTGCATAATTCCACCATCTTTCTCAACAAGTCCTCATCCGGTAACTGCTCTAGCGTCAGAATACGGTTGAGCTTCTTGGCATTGATTCCTAGCTTAGCGCTGATATATTCCATATCTTCGTGATTAGCCCAGAACCATCTCGAAAACTCTTGCGTTTGGCCTAACACACTTACATGGTCGTAACTCCCTGGAGCGTATACACCGACTAGCTTATCTTTATATCTGCTATTCATCCGAGCTCCTTGATTTCTAATTCAATGCGTGGATTAGGACTGTACTTCTTGCGAGCTATTAAACCACAAACGATACTATCATCCGTCCAGACGATACCCTTCTTATCAACCTTGTTAAATCCAGCGGTTGAGATGCTATCGAACAATGCTTTGACCAGATTGTCAATATCAGGCTTTCTGGAATGCCAAAGTCTTTCATCCATGAATTTCTTGAATGCATCCCACGTTTTAGCTCTAGCTTTTGGCGTGGGCTTTTTTGATACGTTCAAAGGTGCCTTCATGTAGAATGTGACATCAACTAAAATCGGTCCGTCAAAGAATTGTCCGTCGTATTCTTGCTCGATAAGTTGAGAGCATCGACGACGCCATGCTTTCATTTTGGGGTCTTCATAAGTACCGAATTTGCTGAATCGTGGCCTTGTCTGAGGTTTGGGCTCGATATCTAAAGTCATTTTCATAGTTTCACCTAGAATGGCAACATGTCATCCGTGATATCCATAGGGTTTGAGTTCCCGTATGGGCTGCTTTCTCTCGCAAAGTTTGGCCCTTGTTGCTGCGGTGCTTGTTGACCGTAAGGCCCAGCATAGCCATTGTCATTGCCAAACGCTCCCGATGTATTGCCTTGAGTAGCATTGCTGCCTTCACGCGCTGCACGACTTTCTAGCATTTGGAAGTTCTCAGCGACTACCTCAGTCACATACACCCTTTGCCCTTGCTGATTCTCGTAGCTCCGGGTCTGAATACGTCCAGTAATTCCAATCAATGCGCCTTTTTTAGCCCAGTTAGCCAAATTCTCAGCTTGCTGGCGCCAAATAACACAGTTGATAAAGTCTGTTTCACGCTCACCGTTAGCGTCCTTGAAATTGCGGTTAACAGCTAGGCTAAACGTAGCTACTGCAATGTTACTGGTCGTGTATTTTAGTTCTGGGTCACGAGTTAAGCGCCCAACGAGTACGGTCGAATTAATCATGTTTCTATCCTTTCTTTTATTCTTGTGTGTTTAAGAAATCATCCAACGTTAAGATTTTGTGTAGTTTTTTCTGAGCTTTACAATAATCACAATGTCCACACTTCTTAGGTTCTTCATTTCCAAGTGCCACTTGATAGGCTCTAGGGGCGTACTTGGTGATGTAATTAAGCCCTTCTTCTAGCCATTCTTCCGTTAGCTCGATGATTTCCTTATCTGGCTGTTTCTCTTTCGATACGGCTACAATAAACGGTTTGAATGTTGGGTAGTCCATTTGGCGTAGTAGCTCTAAATATGTTCCAAGTTGGACATGATATTGAAACCCTAGAATGTTATTGACGGCAGTTGGTACTTTAGTACGCAATTCCTCTGACCATTCCTTAGCCCAGATAGATTTCATTGTTTTTAGATCGACCACATAGCCTTTTGAAAAATTGATGCTGTCCAATTTGCCTTTGAATGGCACACCAGCAATAAACCCAGTGACAATCTTTTCTTTTTCAACCTTGTCGCCTTTTTTCCCGTGATAAAGGTTATTAAATAGTGTGTCATCCTTTAGCGTTTCGATAACTTTTTCAGCTAACTTGAAATCTGATAGCAAACCATAGGGTTTTCGACTAGAGAACAAGGCTTTTTTGTTTTCCTCTTTGAATTTCTCGTGAGCTTCCTCACTCTCAAAGTAGCTATGGACATAGTTTCCGAAAAGTAGAGGTTTTTGATCTCGTTCATCATCCCAAACACCATCATCAATAGCTTTAGCTCTAGCTTCACATTTCATGTATTCCTTGAAACGACTTACAGACATATAAGTTTTGTCAGAGTAGTAATTTTCCTCTGTCAAGATGGTTAAATCAGTCATTTTCTACCTCTTTGATTTTGGTTGAATCACCTTCAAACAAGCTAACTTCTTCGATGATTTCGCCTGTTTCAGCGTCTACGCTTTTATCTGTTTCAGATTCAGCTTCATCGCTCATTAGGTCTCCCAAAAGCGTTTGAGTATCTTCATTTTTTGGTGTTACATCGATAGGATCAGTTTTCACTTCCTCAGATTGGTTGTCTGAGATAAGACCCTCTTGCATTTCGGTAGAGAGTGGGGCATATTTACTCAAAATGCTCTTAAGCACGGTTTTTTGTGCCATAGCGTCAAAGTCAGTAGACCAAGGCCCTCTTGCATAAGTCTTCGAAAAGCGTTTCCCGTGGCTCTCTGCTTGTTCTTTCGTCCAAAATGTCAACTTTTTAAAGCCATTAACAAGCTCGAATGTTGCAAAATAGCCATAGACTTCATCCTCTGGTTGAGTGAAATCAATGTCCAGCGTTTCAAATAGTGGGTCATACGATTTGAATTGTGCTTTATAGACCTTGCCAGAGTTGATGGCCTTAAACTGACCAGAGCGGATAGCTAACTGGATAAGCCCTTTATATCCAAGTTGAAATTGTGCATCTTGCTTGTATGGCACAATGTAAGCAAAACCTAGACTTGGCTCAATCGGCAAGTTAAGGACTGCTGCTTTCATCGCTGCCGTCATGATTGAAGTGTTGCTAGCTCTTGCCAGTAGATTGTTGTTATTCACGATTGACAAGAGGCTTGCGGTAAATTGTCGCTCATTCCCGTTAAGTACCTCTTGGAATTTCTGCTTGACTGCTGGCGTGTTAAAAAAGTCCTTGTGTGCGAGTTGATTTGTCATGTTTCATCTTCCTTTTTGATTTAAATACCCTTATTTCGCATTTTAAGGGGGTGTGGTGCAATTTTAACGGTGTTCTAGTCTATTTTATACCACCCACCAAAACACACGCCTTAAAATCGATTTTAGAGGTGTTTTCTAGTGTGCGCTAAAAATCTGCGTTGATTTCTTAGCGAAATACATATATTCGTTAATTTTCTCGATGAACGAATACAAATCTAAATCATCCATCATTTTCTGTTTGTGGCTCTCTGAAAACACAAGCCCATGAATACGCTCATAATCTTCAAACAGCTTTAGTTTTACTTCTTCTTCCGTCATAATCTATCCTTCCGCCTTTAGTTGATTAAGCGTGTATCGTTTATCTTCGATGTCTACTGCCCTGAAAACATTCCCTTCTAGTCCAGTACGTATACGACTTGCGACCCGTTCGCTGTAAAGGTTTGCTATTTCATTGTTGCTTAGATTGGTTGTGATAATAGTGTTCTTCCGATGGCTTAACACATCAAAGATAAATTCTTCTTCCCACGCTGACTTAGATTGCCCTGAGTTTCCAAGCTTAACGCCTAAATCATCAAGAAATAAGTAGTCAGCTTCCATAAGTATCCTTGAATAATAACTTTCTTTGCTTTCAAACTTAAAGCTTTCTCGGACTTTTCTTAGAATTTCTGTGAGATTGACAAATAGCACGCTTTTGGGATTGCCTTTATCTTTGTAGGTTTCATTCAGTGTTTTAGCCATGGCGACAGTTAAATGAGTCTTACCAACTCCAGTAGTACCAGTTAGCAACGTGTTTCCTTCGAAGCCATTAAGATATTTCTGTGTTTGCGCTTTGGCAAAATCAAGCATCTGTTTTTCTTGGATTGTCTTAACAACAAAATTATCAAAGGATGCCGACTTTAAATCTTCAGGAATTGTACTGTCTCTCATGAGTACATCATAAGTTCTTAAGTAGAGGTTGTTTTTCAAACTCTCTTTTACCAGTTCTTCTTCTTTTTTGTCTCTTTGTTCTTTGGCACATTTTGGGCACACTGGAGAGGGTTTGCGTGGTTCGTCTTCCCCTGCAATTTTAACGGGAATATTGAGTTGCATCATAGGTAGCCCATGAATTGGACACCTCCCGTCTAGCCTTTTCGTGTTTGCGATAATTTCAGCTTGTGTTAGCATGTATTACCTCTTTTCTAAAATGGGTTTTCGTCTGCTCTAGAAGCCCCATTCTTCATTGATTTCTGACTCTGCGCTAGTGTTGTTCTTGCTCTTGCGATTAGCCTTGCTATTTCTAACGAGTTCAACCGTCATTAAGTTGTCTTGTTTCCAACGGTTTAGAATAGCTTTGATATAAGCAAAGTTCGCCTTACCTTGGCTTACTGCTTCTTTTAGAGCTTCAAGGATGACGTCAGCGTTAAAGTCTTCTAGCATATACTGCAAATCTTCCATTTGTAAGGGTGATAGAGCTTTTCCTGTTTCTTGCTCAAAAGATTTGTAGAGATTTGCAAAATCTTGATTGAAAGGAGTGGTGGGGGTTGGTTGTTTTTCTTCTCTTACCTCTACTCCCCTATCCTCTCCTATACTATCCTTACCTCTCCTATCCTCTCCTATGCACCCATTTGGTTGACGACTGGTTGTCACTTGGTTGTCACTTGGTTGCACGTCTGATAACCACTTGTATTTATTGCCTTCCACTAGCGCTATTTGTTGCATTTCCTCTACGAATCTAGTGGCTTTCTTTCTATCTTTTCTTATGGAGTTGTGTTCCGTCCAATCCGTTATAACCACTACTCCGGTATCAAACAAAAGCACATAATTACCCTCGACCAAAAGTTTCATGTCATCTTTTGTTGAACCTATAAATCTCATGACGGTTCTGGGGTTTGCGACAAATCCGTCATCGTCTGCCTCTAGGTTTAAGAAGAAATACAAAACCTTTGTTGTTGGAGGTAAATCAAGAAAATCGTCTGTCATTAGAACATCTTTACTGAACATTCTTCTGTTTGCCAATTGTTCCTCCTTTTCTTTTGTGTTATAATTTAAGTAATTTGTTTTTGATGAACGTTGCACCTTTTGGAGTTTTCCAAGGGTGCTTTTTTAATGCCTACCCTCCCACCGCTTCATGTTATGTTACTTCGCCAAGAGTTCTAGGAGTGCTTTGATACCATCTTTCATGGATTCTTCACGCTCCGTGCGTTCAAAGTCCGAGCCGTCAAGTTTAGTTACGTTGTATTCAGCTTCTACGATGAGCACTTCGCAGCCCATCACTTCGGCAAGTTTATCAAGTTCGGTTTTTTGTTCTTCATACGAATCGAACGGTAAAAATAGTGCACTTCTTAACTCAGCAATAAAACCCGCTTCAAATGCTAAGCTACCTCTGTCTTTGTATTTTCCAAGGAACGCATTTTTTTCAGCATTGTAAAATACGACTTGTTTTTTATTTTCTTTCATGATTATTCTTCCTCACCTTCGTTGTATTTTTTAAAGCTCAATCCCAAAGTTGTGATACCAGCAGCGATAACCAAGAGACCAAGAGTTGACGTGATGCCCTCTTTTTCACCAGTGTTAGGGAGAACACCGCCGTAAACAGCTGTATTTCCCACCTCTTTTGGCTCAGAATCGAGTTTATAAGATACTGCGGTAGATTGTGCCGGTTTTTCTGGCTCTACTGGAATTTCAAGCTCTGGCAAGTCCAAGATAGGTGCATCGTTTGGAATCACACCACCTTCAAATGGCGGAAGCTCACGCACTTCTGGAATCCCCGGAATACCCCCTTGGAACTCCGGCTTGTCGTGAATAGGTGCTTCATTAGGCACTGTGCCGCCGTTCCATTCTGGCTTGTCGTAAACCGGGGCTTCATTCGGAACTGTACCGATTGGCTCAGTGTACTCCGGCAATTCTCGCACCTCTGGAATACCGGGGATGCCGCCCTCAAATTCTGGGATGTCAACTTTTGGAGCTTCACGGGGGATTTCAAAAGTTGGTTCAGGCTTGTTTTCACCACTGGCATCGCCTTTACCACCGACAAGTTGAACATAACTGTATGAGATAGCACCGTCTGACTCAGCTTTCAACTCAACCTTATTGGTTGGGTTTACGCTTTCTTTAACCGCGTTAATCAATTTAGTTTTATAGTTAATATAAATCATATGATCAAGGCGATCCATTTTAATTGTGAAACCGTGGTCTGATTTACTGATTGATTTTACTAAATCCATAGCAGAACCTTTATCAATCCAAGGGTCTACGCTTTCAATCGATTTGATTTCGAAGTAATTATCAACAAGCTTTTGATTATCACTCATCTCATCAATGATTGTGACGTAATTCAATAGACGTTTAGCGTAGTTAATACGAGCAGTCCAGTTGATAACAGTTGGGTCATTCTCGTCTTGACTACCCCATTTAGAAAGCAATTCATCTTTACCGATTTCTTGCTCTTTTCCAATATTTACAGTAACCACTGTACCATTGAAATTAACGTTAACTGGCTTGCCACTTTCAACCTTGTCAGTCCACTTAGCATCGAGCTTCAATGACATTTGTTTATTGAGTGGATGGTTCTTGAAGTAATCGTTAAATACGGTTGTTACTGTTTGTGTCTTAGGGTCAGTTGAAGCCTTACCAACAACAGCTTTTTCTGGGTTATAGACATCAAAATCATAGTTTGTTTGGAAGTTGATTTCTTTTGGAAGGTTGAATGTTACCTTATCCCCTTCGTTGATAGGCATGCTATCTGGGAATTTAACGTCTTTATATTCCACTGTAAAACCACTGTATTTACCAGTTCCGTTTGATTGGTCAACGACAACATCTGGATTAGTTACTTTAATTTCGTTGTCTTCTTTGACAAATTCAGTAGGCTGTTTAGGCGTTTCAGCTACTGGTTGAGCTACTTCTGCCACTGGTGCTGATTCGGTAGTAACCGCTGGAGTAGTTTCGACTGTTGCTGGAGTTTCTGCAATCGGTTGAGATTCTACAGGGGCTGGTGCCAAAAATTTTGGTGTTTCCGTCACTGTTTCGCTTGGTGTTACTGTCACATTGCCAGCGTTGTCAGCAGTGTACACATTAGCAGCCGCTGGTTGTGTGTCTGCTACTGGTGCAGCAGTTTCGTCCGCTGATACTGACCCAGCACCGATAAGCAATGCTGTAGCGAGTGCGAGTGTCCCACACAAGCCAAATGCTTTAGTTTTAACGTAGCTAGGTTTAGCGATTGTTTGAGTGTTAAAAGATTTCATGGTATAATCTCCTTGTAAATGTTTTTTTCTTGCATGGGCCCTAACCCATGCTTTTTTTAGTGCTCTCAATCCGCACCCATAGCCCACCGTTTCATGTTTTTCAATGTTTTTTTTAGAAAGGTATGTGTGTGAATATGTGGGTAAAGTTTATATTTTTTGGGGAAAAGTATAAGTTACACTCCACGGTGAGCCGTGGCTACGGATCGAAAGTTATGTTATTTGCTGTATTTCTGCTTGAGTCGTTCTTGTTTTTCCTCTGGGGTTTCAACCCACTCAAAGAATGGCTCTGGTTGCTTGGTTTTTTTCTTGCCGAATAAGAATTTTAGTAGATGTTTCAAATCAATGTTTCTCCCAATCCGTGAATTTTGTTGTAACGATCTCGACTAGGCTCCGATGCGTTTTTCTCAAAAGTCCAAGCTGGAACCTCTACTGTTTCTGCTTGCTCTTTTACAAAGAGCCATTTAAATAGTTTTTTCATTTTTAATTTCCTTTCTTTCCCTAACCGCACTAGAGAACTAGCGAGGACTGTGTTTTCATTTCATATATTTAAGGAGACTTATGAATATCAAATCGTTGTTGCTTACTTAGTTGGTATCGTTCAGTTTCCTCACTAGCTCACTGCTACGGCTAGGGTTATGTGCTAGGCAATCTCTTGCCAATGTGTGTTGAACCAATCTCTGACGGCATCTCTGGGGTATCTGATTTGTGACCCCCGGCCTTTATCGATTTTAGGGAAACCGTCAAGGTTGGTTATGCGTAAAAATTCTGTATAGTTGCCAATTCCCAACATCGCTTGGCACTGCTTTGCAGTTAAAACCAGTGGTAGTGTTTGATCTATGTCAAACGCTTTTGATTTGTCTGCTATGACTGCCGTCAGCATGCTGTCAAACTGGTCAGCTAATGGCTTGAATGGGTCTGTCATATTGCCCTCCGTTTCTTTGTTCGTCCAACCGTTGGACAATCTTTTTACTGCTCAATAATTGGCAGAATGCCGATAGCTTTCAAGCGGTCATACAAGAAGCGTCTTCCAAGCTGAGTCCAAACCGTTGTAATGTTGCTATGTACCTTGCCATCTTTGCCTGTGTAGTCAAATGTTCGACTTGAGACATAACCTTTAGCAAGGTATTTCGCATATAGTACCCACTGACCATTGACGATGCGTTGGATACGCTCTTGTTTTAAGAGTTGGTTCATCTTGCGTGCTGAAATTCCGTAATCTTGAGCGATTTGGGTGATTGTCAGACTATCCTTGGTTTGCAAGATTAAATCTAGGTAATCAGCGTTTTTATTCGCTTCTTTCAACTCAATCAATAGGTTTTCGTTTTGGCTTTCCAAGAGTTTGATTTTCTTATCAGCCATGAGCAAGGCTCTTGCCATGATTTTCTCTGGACTGTTGAAATCCTTCTCTACTTGGATGAAGTAAGTTCGGACTTCCTTGCCTTTATCCGTCCGCTGAATCATTGCGATTTCTTTTGCCATGTCTAGCTTGATGACGTGGTCGGTAATATTTTGTCCAGTTGAAGAGGTGAGACATTTTTGGGTCACCTTAACAAAGTCTTCATTTTCAGTGAACCCGTACTCTGTCATTCGTTTGAACCATTTTTTGTATTCAGTTTTGACTTCTAATGTTTCGTGAAGTTGTCTTGCCGATACCACTGGTTCGTGGTTTTCGTTTAGTGTTACATTGATTAATTCGTTCATTGTTGCTCCTTCCTGAGTGGTTTTAATTGTTCGTTTTGCGAACAAGCGTTTTTTAATTCTTCGTTTTGCGAAGAAATGAAATGTCGAAACGTTTCGAAATATGACAATGTTGTCACTTTTGAAATTCGTTCATGTATTATCCTTTCTGAATTCGTCTAAACTGACATCTAAAGCGTCAGCGATTTTCACCATTCTACTGAAAGAAAGGTCTCTCTTTCCGATGTTCATCAACGTGTTATAGCTGATACCAGTCTTTTTAGCTAACTCTGTGACTGTCATCCCTCTGTCAATAAGTAACTTGCTTAAAGTTTTTTTCATGTTTAATCCCAAAAACACAATATATAGTTCTTGATTGTATTGAAAACACAACATATTGTGTTATTCTATCCTTTCTGATATAATCGATTCATGACAAACGATTAAATAGGGCCTCTCATCTCCTTATGAAAATCGCAAGTCAAATATTATGGAAAGGAAAATTAATATGTCTAATACAAAAAAATTTGACTTAGTTGGTGATATAGCATTCTTTGCCACAGAAATTGATTATGATATTGCTATATCGACAGCGGCTGGAACATACTTTGGAAAATTACTTCCTGATAATCCCGATGAAACTTATGATGGTATAAAAAAATTTTTAGAGTTTCGTAAAAATTTAGGCCATACTTTCGACGGCGACGACCCACTCGAAGCTATTCTCTTAGTAGATGTCACTTTGGTTACTAGTCCAAATCAAAAAATAACGATGCCATTTGTTTATTTGTTTATTGACCAAATAATCGGTGTCTCATGTGGCAAAATTTAAGATTAGAAACATTTGCTAGTCTTTTAGAATCAATCGTTATATTCAAAATAGCGTTTGATTCTTTTTTCTTTCCACTATACGGATATCGTTTTGGTTTCATGTTTGCTTCTTTCATTTCATTTAAATTACTTTACGTTGTTTTAATTAAGTTACTAATGCACGTTGCGTTGTCACCTCTTTCTTTTAATTTATTGTTGCGTTTCGGGAACGGTTTGCTTAAAAAAAATACCGATTTCATCCCTACCGTATCCCAGTAAGTCGGCAAGTGTGATAAGTTCGTCAGCGGTAAATGAGATTTTTCCATTCTCTCTCTTGTTATACTGATCACGAGCCAAACCCATTAGTTCAGCCATTTTCGCTTGAGTATAACCTTTTGCCACTCGCTCGGCTTTCACACGAAGCAAATCAACTTTCATAGATTACCTCCGTTTATTTAGTTTTTATTGCTTGTTCCTTAGAACAATTATAGTATACCTAACACGTTCCCATTTGTCAACACTAAAATAAAAAAAATATGAAAAAAGTTTATTTTTGGGAACGTATTGTGTATTTTCGGGAACTGTTGTATAATATTCTTACTATTAAATAAAAGGAAAAAGAGTATGAGAAACAACGAGGAAATTATTTCGCTAATAAAAAGCTATTTAGACAATAGTTCTATGTCGATGTCTGAATTAGCAAGTAAATCTGGGGTATCTAAATCGACTTTATCTAGGTATCTTTCGGGAAGTAGGGTTTTTCCTTTGAATAAAGCTGACGATTTTGCAAAAGCTTTGGGGATGACAACAGAACAGTTTTTGAACGTTAAGCCAAGTTCGCAGAATGATAACCAAAACGCCCACGACATCGATAACATAATAGAAAACGCCATGATGTTCGACGGTAAACCGTTGACTGATGATGATAAGCGGGCAATCCGTGGCATCATTGCCGGCTATATGAGTAGCAAGGAAAAGTGAGGTGCTATGACTGAAAGTGAATTGCTTGAGCAGTTCAATGTCTCTATCTGTGAGTTCAGCTCTAGTCAATGGTCCAGAAATGGCTTTCTTGACCCTATAAACAGGGTTGTTTACATCAACGGGGATTTACCACCAGACACTCGTTTAAAGGTCATTCTGCACGAATTAGGGCACTTAAAACATAACTCTAAAGACTACGAACGTTTGCGTGAGAAATACGAAGCTCAAGCTAATAGAAATATGATCCATGAATTGTTGAAAAACGAAAATCTTGATGATTTTAATTACTTACACTTTATGGAAAAATATAATCTTACCACTATTTGTGATGAGACTTTTGTAAAAAATGAATATTTAAAAATGATGAGGAATTGATATGAAACTTTTGAAAAAATACAAATGGTATATCTTAACAATTATAGTTTTATTCTGTTTTGGCTTAATGTTTGTGCCACGGTCTGGGAAGGAACCGAAGGAAACAAAACAGTCTAAGACTGTCAAAGTAACAAAACGCTCCAAAAAGTCAAGCAAGCATAGTTCTTCTTCGACTTCAAAAGTTTCTAGCAGTTCAAGTTCAGAGCAACCGCAACCGCAACAACCACAAGAACAAACGCAAACTGAAGCTTCCCAACCTCAGCAAGAAAAACCTATTGACGGTGTAGGCCCTACGCAATCACAAGTAGACCAAGCAACTGAACAATATGGGTATACTCCGGGGTATGGCGGAGTGCCTTCCGATTCTCCTGAGATAGCAAGAGAACAATCAGACCAACAAGCACGCGAAAACTGGCATGATAGTCAAGTTGAGTGGGCTAAACAACAAGGTTTTATGGATTAACCCAATAAAAAACCAGTCTTTCGACTGGCCAAACTATATCAAGGGAGTGTGTGAGATAAATAGTAAAACCCTCACCACCGCCCTTTTATTATACCATAAAAGAGGACTAAACAATGGCATCATACAGAAAACGAGAAAACGGCTGGGAGTATCGGATAAATTACTACGATTCTACTGGCAAACGCAAACCAAAGTCAAAGGGTGGTTTTAGGACGAAATCTGAAGCTATCAAGGCTGCGGCTGAGATGGAGCTGAGAATACAAGACGGCTTGAATGTGGATGAAGATATTACTCTTTACGCTTATTTTAAGCAATGGTGCGAAGTCTATAAGAAACCCACCGTTTCAAAAATAACTTATAAGGCATATATCAACACTCAACGTAAGATAGAATTATTCTTTGGCGACAAGAAACTAAAATCTGTCACTGCTACTCAATACCAGCGTGTGCTGAATAGCTACGCTAAAACTCACGCGCAAGATACTGTCGAGCGTTTTAATGTGCATGTTAAATCGTGCGTTGAAATGGCGGTACATGAAGGATATATCAAGCGTAACTTTTGTAAGTTTGCTAAAATCAACGCTAAAAATAAAGGGCGTGATATTGAAACGAAATTCCTAGAGGTTGAGGAATACGAACGATTGATCTATGAGACAAGCAAGCGTCCAGAATATGCGTCTTATGCAGCACTCTATATTATCGCCAAAACTGGTATCCGTTTTGCTGAGTGTCTAGGTTTGACAGTGGATGATATCAACCGTGATACTGGCATGTTATCAGTCAATAAAACGTGGGACTATAAAAATAATACTGGTTTTCTACCAACTAAAACAAAAAGCAGTATCCGAGAGATACCGCTTGATGATGATTTTATAAATTTCATTGACCAGCTACCACCTACCGAGGATGGTAGACTGCTACCTTCACTGTCCAATAATGCCGTCAATAAAACTTTACGGAAAATTGTCGGGCGTGAAGTCCGTGTCCACTCATTAAGGCACACTTACGCAAGTTACTTAATAGCCCATGATATTGACTTGATTTCTGTATCACAAGTTTTAGGACATGAAAATCTAAACATTACACTGGAAGTCTACGCCCATCAATTACAAGAGCAGAAATCACGAAACGACGAAAAGATAAAACAAATGTGGACAGAATGTGGACAAAACGCTTTAAACCCGCATGGTTAAAAGCTTAAAAATGTCCCCTGCCGGAATCGAACCAGCAACGACTCCTTAGGAGGGAGT